GTAGAGCGTAATTGCTCATTAGTGGCCAGCCCTACACGGCTGACCACGCACGAGCTATCTCGGCTATCCTGCGGCGTTTACGACACGAACGCTGTCGTGTTCCAGACGCCTGCGTCCTGCGCGGCTGATGACGTCCACCCAATCGCGACCGAAGTCAGCGACGATGCCCTGCCATACGATGCGGTCGTCCGCATCGCGCCACTCGACGTTGAGTATTTCAACCTCGTCGCCTAGTCTGAATTTAGCTTTTTTCATTGTGTTACCTCCATTGTGTTGTCACTTGACGCACAACACGCAGTAGCCATCGTCGCCGGGATAGCGCGTTAGCTGACCGCATTGTTGACACATCTCCATGCCTGTGACGTGCCATCCATTGTCTTTCCAGACTAGGAAGCCAGCGTCCTTTTCCATCTCACGGATGAAGCGCCGATAGGCTGCGGGAATCGCCGTCGCGTCACAGCCCGGACGGGCGAACACGAATGCGATTAGTCGCGCCTTCATAGTCTCCTCACGTCGTGCTTTAGTGGTGTCTTTCATATTATCGTTCCTCCAGTGTTGCGCCTAGCTTGCGAGCTATCTTGCGCGCTTGCGAGAGCGTGAACCAATCGGCCAGCATCGTGCCGCCGATGACGTGTCCGCTATCGCGGTAGTTCACGAGTTTGCCACGAGTGAAGTGCCACAGTGGCCCCACTATGACACCGTCTTGTTCGCCTTCATGTTTGAATATCATTGTCTTCATATTAGTCTTGTCTCCTGTGGTGAAGTTCGATCGTCTCCTCCTCGTGTGTGTGAGGGTGAGCGTCCTCGCCAGCGACGCTCGATACGAGCATCGCCAGCACCAGCATCAGCGAATGGACGTGACGCATTAGATCGCCACCTCCATCGCTTGCTGATCCGTCATCTGACGACGGATGTTGCGGATGCGACGCTCCAGCGTCGCGTATTTGTGGGTGAGCCCGAGCGCCTGCGCCTCGGCTAGCTCACGGATTGCTGCTACGTATTGGTCATTGATTGTCTGCATATGTGTCTCCTGTCTTCCGAGAGCATTACCCGCTCTCGTATGTTGTTTGGCTATGTCTTCATCAGGCCAGTGGGAGCCACCCACTGACGACACCGGGCATCAAAAATTTTCTATCTGTCCTCGCCTCGGTGTTTCGACTCTTTTGCTCGCCCGCATCATGCTCCAATGCGAAAAGTAGCGTCGCTATCCGGCCTAGGTGTCGTCCATCGTGTTACAGTCCCACGTGACATGCGAACTAGTCCTGCCATAGCAAAAAGTTGAATGCGCTGTCGTCGCTACGACCATCGCGCTGTTTGCGTCCGCTTCCATAGCGGCATTCCCGGCCATTCGCACACCAGCACTCGCTCGAGGGTCGCACGCGCACCGCTGGTGCGCTGACCGCCCGGCTACCGACTGGCACTGCTAGTGTTCAAGGTCACCTCTTGGCACGTGGCTATTACGATACTCGTGATTGCGACTGCTCGTCGCCCACCTGCTAGGGTGTCGCGCTTTCGCGCTTTCGCTCACGATTCCGGCGTGTGACCCGCTTGCTTGCGGTTGCCGCTTTTCGGTTGCTGCTCTTACCGTGCCTCAGCTCGCTTTACTTGCTTGCTGCCGTTTGCGGGGTTGAACCGCGTATGTCAAAAGAACCACCGGAATCTCGTCCGGCTCAAAAAAACTTTCAAAACTGCGCTACCAAAATAAACCTTCTCAAACCTAAGTCAAACAAAAATTTCAAACTTTTTTTCCATAGTGGAAAAGGCGCAGGGCGGCAAAAAAAACCTGTGCCGATTGCGCAAATTGCTTGCGCGTGCGACGGCAATCCTCCATAGGAGGTCTGCATCTGCGTTCGATGCGACGAATTTTTGACTGCGACTATGAAGTGACGTTCACCTATGGACCATCGGTCTATAGTGACCTGGCTATGGACAATGGGAGCTAAAACTGCTCATAGCCAGATGGCAGCTTTCCGGCATCATAGGTGCGATGCTACTGCCGGCGATTCATAGCTGCGATGTGCACTGCGGACTGCCCATCGACGATGCAGGCTGCGCGGTGCCATAGCGGCGATGCGAGTGCGGTCACTTCATAGCGGCGATGATACGGCCCGCGTTCATAGCCAGATCGTCCGGGGTCTCGTTCACTAGGCGCACGACTGGAAATGCATCGGCAATGCGTTTTATCAGAGTGGCCCGCGATCGGTGAAACTGCTCAGGCTGCGTATCATGGCGATCGCGATGGCGTCTCATCTTCTCCGCGTGCGATGTATCGAGCATGAACAGATGGAGGCTACCAGCTGCCGCCTCTAAAAAGCCTTGGCGGGTCAATCGGTCGCCCTCGAAAAGCACTATGGCCTTTGGACTGACCTTGTGGATGAAGCGTATGGCTACGGGCTGAACGGCCATGGAGAGCCGATCTGTTCCCGCGAATGGTTCGCCCTCGCGATAGATCCCGAGCACGTAGCGATCGCGTGGATACATGCGCCCGTAAAGGAGTTTGGCGAACTTGAACGGTGTATAGTCCGGCCCTAGCCGGGCCAGCACTTCACGCATGAGCGTGGTCTTGCCAGTGGCGGGTTCACCTATGACGCCCACGACTTTCATATGGCTCCGACAGTTATATCGTTTTCAATATAACTGCTATTTGGGAATTCCCGTAGGTGTTCGCGTCGAAAGGTTTCACGGCGGTAATCCCATAGGACGCTCCAGTCCACGCCGTTGACCACTGCCGCCTGCGCTTTGGCGATCTCATCGTGCTGGCGGTCGATGTAATAGCCGGGCCATCGTTTGCCCAGATGATACTTTTTGTAGGCGCACAGCGTTGTCTCGATGTTCCACACGTTGCTGCCGGGATCGACGCGCCGTAGCTCGGCCACCACCTCGTTGAATGCGCCTTGCAGGTAGCGATAGTCGGCCAGTCGCAGCCGCGCACCAGTGGAGCCGTGGGTATTCAAGTCGGGCCGTCCAATGGCCATCGCCAGCCCGTTACGGCAACTCTCGGCGTCTTTCATGAGCATACTGGATGGTTCTGCCGGGTAACCTGTCACCACGTGGAGCGCCTCGGTGTAAAGCCACAAACCAAAGCGCCCCATCTGGAACCATGTTGAGGCCTCGTCAGCCAGCATCTTCCATGTGAGGAACGGATCGCGCGGCACGATGTAGCCCGCGAGGTAGCCTTCCTGTGTGAGCGGGCGCACCTTCTGGCTGTAGCTGCGGATCATCTGCACCCACTGATTGCGGGAGCGCACCCATCGGCGGTCAGTCTGAAACACCACCTTGTCCCGGTTGGCCGTCCACCATCGCTCGGCTCGGCCGAAGTCCACGTTCTCCCAATCGGGAAACTCGTTGTAGATGAAGAACGTAGTGGCACCGCAGTAGCACGTCGAGTAGAGGTAGGCCAGCCAGTAGCGCTGTTCATTGTTCAACTCGTAGCGATCGCAGATGTAACGCAGCATGGAGTAGCTGGGATCGACGTCGCCTATCTCCCGGCTGTAGCAGTGGTAGTCGAGATAGCTTTTCAGCGATGGGTAAGTGGCCCATTTCATGGCAGTGTCACAGCGTGGCCGGGCGGAATGAACTTTGCGCCATCGAGCTCGGCTCGTGCGAAGATGTCTGCGGTTGACCCGATGTAGTGGCCGTGCGGCATGTGCAGATAGTAGAGCGGGCGCTGCTTGTTGCGGAGCGCCACCACGTGGCCGCCCATGAGCATGACACCCGCGAAGCTAAATGCGCCTGCACGCACCCAGTGCTCCCAGTCCTCGCCATCGATCGCCTTGCGCAGGAATATCTCGCCGTCGTTGTCAGTCTCAGGTGTAAAGCCATACGCCGCGCCCCACTCCTCGCGTGTGCCCATGTGGATGCACCCATTGAACGCCAGCGCGATGCCGCCTATGGCGATGGGTTGATTGTTGGCTTCAGTTTGCCAGTCGCCGCTAGTGGAGTAGCGACAATGCGCGATCATGCGCAGCCGATCGCCGGGGAAATCGCGAGCCAATGCACACAGGCGCTCGCGTGCGTCCTCGCGGTTCAGAAACCGGGTCACCTCGATCTTTTCGCCTGCGCCCGCGAGATAACTCGCGATCCCGAACGCGTGCAGCCCGCGTATCTTGCTCTCATCGAACAGACGCCCTAGCGTATCGCTAGCTGCCGCGCCGGGCGCACCACTGTATCCTATGACGGCACACATAAAAAGCTATGGTCCCATCCGCGCGTTTGCGCGATGGACGCGAGCTCGTCGCTGGTGAGCGGATGCCCGCGCGTGTTGCATGCACGAGCGCCCATGGGTGTGCGCCCGTTTGGGAAACTGTCGCGCGGTAGCAGAGGCGCGTCCACCTGCAACTCGCGTGCGTCCGAGTCTACGATCCCCCATATGTCATGCCCGAGCGAGCAATGCAGGCGCAGCCCTAGGTAGGAGCCCACCTTGCTCTTTACTCGTGCACATCCGAGGAATCGCGCCTGCTCGAGCGTGTAACGCGCCAGTGCGCTCATGTGTCCGCGTCGCCTGTGCGCGGGCGTGGTGTATGCGAGCGTCCAGTTGGCATAAGGTTCCCATACGTTCTTTTTGCGCCGCCCAATGTGGATGGTGGTGAAACTCACTATGCCGTCTGTGGGGTCGGTGAGGACGAACATTTGCGCACCACGAAAAAGCTCAACGCCAATGCCGCCGAGACAGTCAAATTCGTCACGAGGATGCCCTCTACGCAGTTTTTGCAGGTGTCCGTGGACGTTGGTGGCGGATTCGCCGTAAAGTGCCGAGATCACGATCCTCGCATGCCTTTCTTTGCTTTGGCTCTGGCAAGCTCATGGACCGCTGAGCCACACTCGCGCATCCGCTCGCGGTAATAGAACACGAGCGACACGCGCTCGAACATGCCCCGGTTGCCTTTCATGGGCGTGTTGCCATGCCACTCGTGCACGTCCGCGCACAGCACGCAGCCCGTCTTCATGTTGAGCGCGATGCGATACTTTGGAAAGCAGAAGTAGCAGCCAGTGTAGCGCCCGCGTCGCAGGCACGACATAACGCCGAAGCCCTGCTTCAAGTCGCCCACGTCCTTGTGGACCGCAGTCTGGAAATTGCGGTTGACGGTCACCGTGGTGAAGCTCGATCCGTGGATGGTGAAGTCCTTGCTAGTTTTGCGCACGTAGCGCAGCTGGGCCTCGTGGCGCTGGGGAACGAGCGCCTTGAACTCCTCATCCACGCGCTGGATGAACGGGATGACCGCCGCAAAACGCCTAGGGTGCGCCAGATTGTAGGCAGTCAGCCGACAATATGGAAACCGTGGGTTGCGATCGAAGTAGCCCACGATGCCGCTCTGGACGGTCTTGGCGATCTCGGTGTGCGAGAGCGTTCCATCCGCGCGAATGGGTCTAATGCGCGTGGGCGACGTGAATCGCGCGCCTATGCCTCCACGCGCGACCGCTTCGGCGTCCGCCTCCGCCTGCGACTCGAAGATGCCGCCAGCGTATCCGCGATTCGTGGTATCGTGCGCCGCGTTCGCCCACACGGGGAACGCTCGCCTGCACATCTCCTCCGGGAGCACGCGCTGGCGCAATCGCGCGAGCAGCGTGCCATCGGGCTTGTAGATGTCGGCCTCGTCGTCTATGAGGGTGTCATAGGCGTCGCTGCCTAGGCTGTAGCCCGCTAGCTTGTCGCAATCCTCGTCACTCAGCGCCGCCATTCTGAGGCGCACTATCTTTACGGGTGCGTCGCTTGGCGGTGGGTAGTCGAGTTCGATCGCTCTCGCTATCTTGGTGTCCTTGGTCAGTGTCGGCATCGGCTGGTAGTAGGTAACATCGGTGAACGGCTTGGATGACAGTGTCAGTGATGTTTTCGGTTTTGTAGCGTTCCTGTAGGGCGCGCACCTCATCCATGAACATCGGGAGGGTTTCCACTGTGAGAAAGAGTTGCACCATGCGAATGTGCGCGGGCATGAGGTTCATGTCCTCAGCGGCCAGTGGCGTGATCTCATCGTCCTTGGTGGGCTGCATCCCGCGCACCATGCGCTCCAGTTCGGCGGGCGTGAAGCCTGTGACGCCTAGGTCGAAGTCGCCTTGATCTAGTTCCACGAGCAACTCGCTCAACATGGGAAAGTCCCAGTCGCCGCCGTGCTTGTTGGCGGCTATCATGGCCGCGTTTTCGGTGGCCTCATCCCAATCGACAGCGCGATAGACGTAGCGCTCGCCCTCGAACAGCACGTAGCCTTCCGCTATGGTCCCGGTTGGGCTGGGCGTCTCATAGCGCTTAGTGATTTCGATGGGCGCTTCGCCTAGGAGCTTCACGCGCTGGTGGCCGCCCACTAAATGGCCCGTCTTCACGTTCATCACTAGGCCCGACAGATCGCCAAATCGCTTGAGCGAATCGGCCAGCATCTTGAGTTGTTCGGGTGTTATCTTGCGCGGGTTGCGCGGGTTAGCGGCATCGGCCAGCTGGGCCGTGCTCTTGAGCATAGGGACTTTCTTCAGTGTTGCCATAGGTAGGGAGAGCTTATATTGAATTCAATATAACTGACAAGTTCATGGGAAAATGTGGATGAGCGAGTTTTGGTTGCCCAGTGTTTCGCGAGTGGGCGAGCATATCAACGCAGGCCCGGTGTAGCCCGTGTTGTTGTAGCGAATGTAACTCGCGTCGGTGGCCTTCAGATCGAGGGTATTGAACTGTGGTGCCGATGGTCCCAGTATGGCCCGCAGGTCGATGCTGCCCATCATGTCCGCGTATAAGCCCGTGTCGTTGTTCACGTAGGCTATGCTGCCCAGCCTGATGCCGCTGCCCAGCGCGTGGACTGCTATGCCGCAATGACTGATGTAGCCGTAGCCAGTGTTGCCCGTTTCCGTTGCGCCCACGTCCACCCAAGCACCCGACAGGATGCCCTGACCGCACCCGTTCACGATGGTCACGCTGTTGGCCGCGTCAACACGCCCGAGCTCCGAGAAGCCGAAGTCGGTATCGCTGAACACGCATTCGCCTGCCAGATTGAACAGGCCTTCCGCGCCCACGAAAGTGCGCGCCGAGCCCATGCACTGGACATCGGTGAACATGGCCAATCCCGCGACCACTACGGCGAAGAAGCCGCCATCGAAACAGATGTTGCGAATCTCGTTGATGCCATACGGGCAGGTCAGGATGTTTTGCCCATAAACGGGCGCACTGGGTCCGCCCCAAGTGATCAGCGTGGGATAGTATTTCAGCTTGCTCGAGGTGATGACCGCATCGTTGACATTGTAAGGAGCTTTGACCGCCTTGTTCAAGATGGAGCATTGCACTATGGTGCCACCGATCTTGGACGTGATGCGGCTGCCGCCCACCCAGCCCGGTGCGCAGCCCAGCAGATAGACGCGCTGCCCCACGTTGAGCGATCCGTTGTTGACGAACACGTTCTTATGCGTGGCATCCACGTATTGGATGCCGCCCGTCGCCAGCGGCAACTCCACGCGTGGCTCGCCCCATATGCGGATTTGCTGCGCGTCCGGGTGATCGAACACGTAGCCGTTGCCTGTGGCGATGTTGACTGGCTGGCCATCGGGATGCCCAACGGTGCCGTGGTAGTAAACGTGGATCGTAGCCAGCTTGGACGATGGTATGCGAAACTGCTTCAAGTAATCGTGAGCCAGCTGTATGTCGGCAAAGCCGTGCGCTGGATCGGGACACGCGGGATGCGACGCTGGCACGTATAACTCCGTGAAGTCATCGGGCAAGACGGCTTGCGCTATGATGATGCGGTCTGATAGCTCGGTGATGATCAAGCCTGTGCCTTGGATGAGCCGCTTGAAATCGAACACGTTGCCCTCGCGCCCGGCATAGGAGCCCGCGCTGTTGGGCGGTGGCGTGGTGGGAATGTTCTGGCAGTCATAGGTGCCTACGCCGCCTATGGTGATGGTGACATTGGTGGCCCGGTCGATCTCGACCGTGATGTCGAAGCTGCGGCTGGTGGTGCCACCGGGCGTGACCGTGTCGGGCGCGTCCGCATACACGTTGCTGGCGCAATAGAGCAGGTCGCTGGGAGGCGGAGGTGGCGGTGGCGACGGCGGTGGCGGGATGGGCTTGGGCGCTGTGGGCGTTGGGCCTGCGGTCAATGGCGCTTGGGTGATGGGCGCTCCACTCGGCCCAGTGGGCGGCACTGGCGGCACCACGCCGGGCTGTGTTTGCCCTAGGAAGGGTAACAGGTCCGTGGTAGTGACACTGGCTATGTGCGCCATGATGCCTAGCTCGCGCAACTGGAATGGCGGGCCTGCGGGCATTTCCCATTCGTTGAGCGTGCCGCTCACCAGCATCTTGCCATTGCCTAGGTCTTGTTTGCGCGTGATGGTCACGTCGCTTTTCCAGTTGATCAGCGCATGGAGCGGAAAGATGTCGCTGTCCTGCGTGGCCGCGCCCGCGCCCACTACGATGCGGGCGATGGCCAGTGTAGCGCCTGCGTTGGCTTGGCCCAGCATGTTGAGGCCATCGTCGGTGAAGACTTGTTTATTCAGAGCCATAGGTGTCAGTCCTTATAGGTGGTGGATCGGATTTCATGTTGACTGTCTCTAGCATGTAGCCGCACACGAACACCTGCGCGAGGCTCGGGATGGACGCCAGTGTTTCGCCCTCGGGCCAGCGCGATATGGGCTTGTAAGCCGCTATGAGCGCCGTGATGCGCGGGATTTCAGTGTCAGGGACTACGTTGCCATTCTTGATGATGCGAAACCGATAGCGATCGTGCCAGCCCGGATTGGGATATTGCGGCGGGAACGGGATGCGATACGTGAACCACTCGGTGATATAGACGCTGCCCGGTGGCGGGTAAAACATGTCGAGCACCGAGTTGACCAGCGCCACGGTGCCTTTGGTCTTGTGCCATATGATGGCGTTTTGCACCAGCTGTTTGCGAAACTCCAGTGGCGCGGTGGCATCGTAGAAGTCCACGTGGAACTGCCACGCCAGAATGTCCACCAGCTTGCTATCGGTGAGGCCCATGATGTTCGGGATGAACAACACCTGCCCGGTGTCATCGTAGATTTCATACATCTGCCGATCGAACGCCGAGCTCGCGGCCTGCACCTGCGGATCGTAGGAGATGGAGGGCGTGCAATCGTCGATGAGATGGCTGCCCCGTAGTGTAGTGCTCATGGATCCTCCAGTCCCATGTAGTTGATGATCACGCCCGGTCCGGGCGCAGTGGGCGACCACGTATCGACAACCGCTAGCTCGTTGTAGTTCATCACTTGGAAGTCAGGGCTGGGCTGGTGTATCACGATGCGCTTAGCGCCAGCTTCTAGGCACCTGCGCCTTAGCTCGTCGCCTACTATGTCGCGGCTGACATAGCTGCGCTCCCAAAGCACCCAGTCGTTGACTGCCTTTGTTACATTGTCCTGTATGGTGGCAAGTAACACGTCGTGGCCGCTTGACACCCAGTAGTCGATGTTGACCGTGTATGACCGGGTCACGGGCGGACTGACGGTGACATAGTCGCTCACTGGCCTGCGGGTCACGGCGCTGCATTGGGCCAGCACCTTGTCGCATATCTCGCTCGACGCGGGCTGAGGCACGCCATTGCTATCCCTAACGAGCGGGAATATCCATACTTCGCCAGCTATGGCGGGAGCGCTATACACCACCGCTTGGATGATGGACGGGTCGGCGCTCAGCGCCCAAAACTCGTAGGCATCGTGCGGGCCGCACGTGCTGTAGCTCTCGATCGCCAGCCATACCCGGTAGCGATACTGGTCATCCGTCTCCTCGTCGCTGCCGCCCGCAGTGGTATCGGTGTTGGCCACTGTCAGCCCAAATGGCTGATTCCAGTTGATGATCAGGTTCACTTGGCCGGGCAGGAAACCGTTGCCTACGAAGCCGGGCAGGATGGCTTCCGCGCCCACGTCGCCCGTGGTGCCTCCGGGCGGGATGGTAAGATCGTCGGTCGTCTGGAAAATGACGTTGGACGCCTGACATTGCGTGCCCTTGGGAATAGTAGCCGCATAAGCCAGTGGCGAAGTGAGAGTAAAACGTAGCGTGCAAAGCGCCGGGCTAGCCTGTAAACGCAAGGCCCGGTTGCCATGCAACGCAGCAAGATTGTCGAGATAGTCGCCACGAGCATATTTTAGCAGATTATTTTTCCCTGTGAAATCGATGATCACGCGCTGGT